TTACAGCGGTTCCAAGAGGGGATTGCGCCGAAAAAGGAGAAAGAGAAATCAAGCAATGGCTGGAAGAAATGAAATAGGTTAAACTTTCCAGTTGAATTAGCAGATTATAGCTAATACTCGTTAGAGTATGGCTGCCCGAGGAAGCTATTCACGCCGAAAGACGGAAATAACTAGAGACGAAAAGCGTGTTCGACAACGCCATTCGTTCGTGAATGCGTCGGAAATGCGGGCAGTTACAAGCCGATTCCTTATCGAACATCATGCTGAACCTGTCCGAAGCGGTTTTGAACGTCGACAACAACAACATCAAGTTCAAAGTCTTACAGTAAAAGAAAAGATTATTTCAAATCTCGTTATGTATGAGGCAGTGCAAAAGGCTAAGGCTAAAGGTTTAATACGCGAGACGGTTTCTAATAGTGATATTCGATTGTAATACCACGGCATTATGCGTCAAGACAATTCAAGTAAGTGCCTTAGCATCAATGAAAGAATCGCAAGAGTGGCGACGACTGATGCGAGTTTCTCAGGAGACATAGGGCAACGTCCAGACAAACGGCGTGAAAACAACCAAGTTCAGGGTGCGATGCGTAAGTCGTTGGATACCATATCCCCATTGGGAACCCTACGAATTAACACGCAAGCCCATCGAGGTGCGTCGCGCGGGATATGACTATCGTTTTCTTTCTCATAATACCGTAACAATCAAGCACTTACAAATGCCTGCAAGAAAACAAAAAACTGTTCGCGTGATTGCTGCAGAACTTGGAATGAGTTTGGGTCAAATCAACGAGGCCAAAAAGGCCGGTATTGACGCGCACGACGTAAAAGGACTCCGAAAGTTCAAGGCTGGAATCCGCCCGAGGGCTGACGAGCGTTCGCAGTATTCCGCGCCATCTTCAAAAGCCAGAACCGGCACGATGACTTTGGACGAAATCGAGCAAGGGCTAAAGGCAAAGGGCATTACGATTACCGATGCGAAGATCCTCAAGACTCAGCTCGATGGACTCAAGGTCACTGCTGCCGTCCGCAAGGAACTCAATCAATTGATCAGCCGGGACGAGGTTGGCCAGCGTGACATCCGAATCGGAGCCGCTGTTGCCGCCGCTCTTCGCGTCATGGAGAACGAAATCCCGCAGCTATGCCTTGGCCTTCCCCTTGAGCGCAGTCGGCCCATCGTGAAAAACCGAATCCGCCACATCCAAGGCCAGCTTTCCGACGCGCTATCCCAATTCTGGACGGAATATCCCGAGCATGAGTGACGAGTTCCGCACCGCTCTTTCGCCACCGTCTGACCTCCACCCGGCAGACTGGGCAGCTTTGCATGTTCCGGTCGAAAACTCCGAGCGGTCAGGCATGTTCGATCCATCTCAAACCCGCTGGCTTCGGAAGCCGATGGGATGTTTTGCGGATTACGTTACTCGGCACATGGTCATGCTGTTTCCGACCGGGGCTGGGAAGTCCACGTTTTTCGAGGCCATCACCTGCTGGATCGTTTCCGAGTCACCTGGATCAACCCTCTACGCATCGCAGACGGATTCGGACGCGCAGCTTTGGGCGGAAACCCGTCTTCTGAAATCGCTCCGAGGATGCGAACCGTTAAAAGCTCTCTGGCCATCCCAGCTTCGTAACGCCGTCCGCAAGGATGCCATCGTCTGGCCGCACATGTTCCAGCTTTTCGGCGGGGCGAACATGAGCAACTTTCAAGAAAAGTCGATCACCTACGGGTTAGGCGACGAGGCGTGGAAGTGGAAGCACGGCATGGTCCGCGAGTGGCTTGGACGGTCGCACAACCGCGAAAACCGAAAGTTTGTCTTAGCATCCCAAGCCGGGGAAATCGCCAGTGAGGACAGCGGCGGTCAAACCTCCGAGCTGCATCTTGAGCATGACAAGTGCCGGAAATGGGACTTCGCGTGGCAATGTCCGTCATGCTCTGCCGTGCATCCATTCACTTTCGAGCAACTTCGCTGGGATGAAATCAAGCGCGAGAACGGCACACCCGACGACCAAGCGACAGCGGATACGACCCGGCGCGTTTGCCCGAACGAGGAATGCAAAGCCGAGTTTGCCGACACGCCAGCGAACAGGAGGATGCTGCACGACTCCTATCAGGAAAATGACGGTTACATTCTCACGAACGAAAACGGATTGCGAGGATATGAGGGCTTCCACCTCGATGCCGGTGCCATTTGGTGGATTCCATGGGCCGAGGACGTTTTGCAAAAGATCACCGCCGATCGACAAATGGCGATTGGCGACCATACCCAACTCAAGCAGTGGTATCAAAAACGCAGGGCGGTCGGATGGAATGAGTCGCAGGGAACTAAAACGATTGTGCTGCGGTCCAGCGGCTACACGGCGGGCGACTACGAAGAGGCGAGAAAGATCGACGAAGAGAAGATGCGCTTCGCTACGATTGACGCGGGCGGCGATCACTTTTGGATGGCAATTCGCGCATGGGCGGAAGGCGGCGCATCGAAGCTCTTGTATTTCGGCTACGTCCCAACCGATGCTGAGTGCGATCGCATCCGCGAAAAATATGGAGTGGATTCGGCACTGACTTTTCTTGACGTCGGATTTGACCAGGAGCGTATGGCCGGGATCATCACAAAATACGGCTGGCAGGGATTCAAGGGTGACGGCAACCGGAAGACCGGTTGGGAGTGGGAAATCAAGGCCGGGACCAAGAAGGGCCAGCATGAGACGCGCCTATACTCGAAAAGGTGGCACGCGAAAGCCAAGGACGGCCAGAGGGCGCAATGCTGGCACCTTGCAACCGAGCCGCTGCAATACATCCTCCAACGACTGATTGAAGGCGAAGGCGCCGACTGGCAACGGCACGACGATGCGCCGCCGACCTACGAGAAGCATCTGAACGGAGAACGGCTGATCATCGACAAGGACATGCGCGGGCGCGAAGTTAAAAAGTGGACACGCATTGGCGCGAACCATGCGCGAGATTGTGAGATTTACCAAGTCGCCGCGGCTCTCATGTTCCGCGTTTTCGCGCCGGTGCAGCATGAGTCTGATATTTGACATTCGCCACCGTAAGGCGAAACGGGACGAGTGAGCATTGCCAGCACTGGAAACACTATTTATGCCGCGATCAAGGACGACGCTGCATCATGCGCGGCAATACGCACTGAATTTGCGTCGCTTGCGTTGTCGATTGCAACCGATCCAAACGCATCGGCGCGGATTACAAGCGCAACCGTCAATGGTCAGATGTTCACTGCCCAATCCGCGATGACGAACGGTCAACGCCTTACGCTGCTCCGCTGGGTTGTCGGCTGCATTGACCAAGGCGGGCCAATCTCGACAACTCAAATAACGACATTCCCTCAAACCGGACTCACGACCTTCTAATCCATGGCAATCCTAAACGAGTTCGGGCAAGCATACACGTTCGCGCACGCCGCTGATCGTTCAACGCGGCGTGGTCCGCAGTTTGCGGTTCGGAATGATGACATTGATCGTCTGATTCCTCCTATTCACCGCAAGACGATAGCATCTTTATCGAATCGGCTTTTCACAAACATGGGGGTTCCAAAAGCCTGCCTTTTACAGAAAGCCGACTACTCTGTCGGGGAGGCGTGGTTGCCGTCGTATATAGGGAACGATCACGATGCCGGGAAACCTGTCTCAAAGTTTTTAGCTGACTTCTGGTATCCGCAATGTGACACCCGAGGCGGAATCTTTGATTGGTGGAAACTCCTTGAACTTTCATCGGTTGCGATTGACCGAGATGGCGACTGCTTTTGGATGATGGTCAAGGGCGCGGATCAGTTCCCTCGAATCCAGCTCATCCCGTCTCATCGCTGTCATTCCGGCGCTGGAAACACAGTTACGGATGGTCCTTGGACTGGATACCGAATTTGTGACGGCGTGATCTACTATGCTAGCGGTCGTCCTGCGGCGTATCGGTTCAACATGGGCAAGGACGGCAAGGAGTCGATCAAAGACATTCCAGCGACCGACATCATTCATCTTTTTGACCCGACCCACTGCGAGCAAGGGCGCGGACTTCCAGCATTCACTCATGCGCTAGAGTCGCTGAAAATGTCGCTGTTCTCAACCGAGGATGAGCGTATCCGCCAGCAAATTATTTCCAGACTTCACCTCACGATCTTTAACGAAACAGGCGGCCCAGATCTTGATGACCCGATCAACTCACTAAAAGTCAACAACAACGGCGAGGCCACTGATCTTTACACCAAGGCATTCCCTGGCGGAGTTTCCTACATGGCGAACGGCGAACGGATCGAACAGATGAAGCATGAGAATCCCGGGGACGTTTGGGAGTCTTTCCAGAATCGGCTCATGAAAGATGCGATTATTCCCGTCTGGTCATATACCGTCTGGATGGGAACTGGACAAGGCACCGATGCCCGAGCCGAGATCATGAAGTGCCGTCGTTTCGTCACGAAGCGGCAGGGTCAACTCTGGTATGCTGCAAAGCGGGCCGTCTCATGGGCCTATTCGATCTTCGCTGATCAGGGCCGAGTTCCGGTTCTCCAAAATCCGACAGCATGGGACTTCTCTCGTCCTCCACGCCTTTCGGTCGATGATGGAAGGGAATCTAAAATGGAGCTTGAGGAGCTTCGCACGGGTTCACGCAATCTCTCGGAAGTCTTGGAAGCACGCGGACTAACCGAGCATCAATTTTTAATGACTCGCGCATGGTCCGTCGCTAACCGTAAGGCAATCGCGGCGATTGTATCAGAAGAAGCGTCTGCAAAATATGGCGTTCCAATCGACATCGAGGAACGTGAAATGTTTATGCTTACACCGAACGAAATGGCCGCGCCCGACGTTCAAGATCCAACTCAAACCACTGATCCAAATGGAACTTCTCAAAATTGAAAACAAGTCAGGCAAAGTAAAACTGACCGATGCCGTCACGCCATGGTCGGTCGAAAAGCTGACAGAGGAAATCGGTAAACTATTTGGTGCATTGGCATTTGCCAACGGAGCAGACTTTGGCACAATCACAAATTGTGCTGAAAATGCCGTAGATACGCTGGAACTGGAGATCAATTCACCGGGCGGCAGCATCTTCGACGGTTACAACATCTACAACGAGATCAAGTCGCTTCAAGAGCGAGGAGTCGTAGTAACAGCAACCGTCACCGGGATGGCAGCTTCGATGGCGAGCGTTATCTGCATGGCTTGCGATGAGGTCCGCATGGTTCCACATGCTCGCATGATGATCCATGAGGCATCGAATACAGTTAAAGGAAATGCCGATCAGCTTCGAGCCGCGGCAGATTTACTTGACGGAATCTCTACAGATATTGCTGTAATTTATTCAAATCGAACAGGCATGCCAGTCGAAACTATCCGCGAAATGATGAAGGTTGAGACTTGGATGACCGCAGCTCAAGCAGTCGAAAACGGTTTTGCAAATTCGATATTTGACATTCGCGCTACAAATCCGAAACCAGCGGCCATGTCACTCCTTTCCGCTCTCTTTCCGGGCAACGACCAGGTTGCAAAACTTGAGGCTCAGATTGCTGAGAACGATCAACTCCGCGCTGAACTTGCCGACGCACAAGCGAAGATCACCGAGGTTTCCGGCCTATCCGCTATTGTTGCGGAAAAGGATGCGGAACTCGCCACGATCACCGCTGAGTTCATCGCCGCTAAAGAATCCGCCGCCGCAATCACCGCTGAACTCGTCACCGTCAAAGCGGAACTTGAAACCGCCAAGGGAAGCGTCCCTGCCGCAGTCGTCGAAGCTCTCGCCAGCATCGGTCAGGACGGTCCACTCTCCATCGAAGGCACCTCCATTCCTGTCGATCACATTGCAATTATGAATTCCTTACCTCCAAACGAAAAGCGATCCTACTGGAAATCTAACGCAAAGGCAATCCGCGCATCTTTCTCCATTTAACTCTACATCTAAACAACTACCACCATGGCTACAGTATTTAATGACACCCTTTTCGGTCAGACTGCTTTTCAAGCTCTCATCGATC